AGTGGTACACGCGATTGAGAAAGCAGCCCGCAGATTTAATGAACGCGCTACACAATCGGCATTCGGTTTGGCTGCCTAATGCCAAATTTAGTTGTTTCCGCGGTCACTAAGTACGACGGCAAAGGTTTAGCCAAAGGTCGCAAAGATATAAACGCGTTTCAAAAAACCGTTGGCAATCTAGCCAAATCATTTGTTGGTTTATACAGTGCGACAAAATTAGCGCAGTTTGGTAAATCCTCAGTAAAGGCATTTTTAGCTGATGATAAAGCCGCAAAGTCACTTGGCAAGACCTTAGACAATACGGGCAACTCATTTGCCAAAATTGGTGTGGAGAAATTTATCCAATCACTACAAAGACAAACAGGTGTGCTTGATGATCAATTAAGACCAGCATTTCAAACCTTATTGGTTGCCACTGGGTCGGTCACAAAAGCCCAAGAAGGTTTAACTACTGCACTTGATGTTGCAGCCGGCACTGGTTCGGATGTTGAAAGTGTAACCAAGGCAATTGCTAAGGCTTATGCAGGCAATACAACCGCGCTTGGTAAAATGATTCCGGGCATTGATAAAGCAGTGTTGGCATCTAAAGACCTCAATGCAATCAATAAAGAATTGGCTAAATTGTTTGGCGGTCAAGCCGCTGTGGCAGCAGGTACATACGCAGGGCAAATGGATATTCTCAAAGCCTCAGCAGCTGATGCAAAAGAAACTATTGGCAAAGGTTTGGTTACGGCTATTGAATTGCTGGCCAATGGCCAATCTTTAGATAAAGCAACTGCAAAAATGGATACCTTAGCGCAATCCATTGCTGACATAACTGTTGGTTTGGCAGATGCAATCAGCAAATTAGGAGTGCTTGAAGCTGGCAATGTAAAAATGAATAAATTTGCTTTCTTTGGCCCAATTTTAGGCCCTGTCATCAGTTCGTTAGAAAAAGGCGGCCAAACCAATAGAGCAAACAAAGCTGCTGGTGCGCCTGTTTTAGACCCCAAGCAACTTATTGCTCAAGATAAAGCGGCCAAGGCTAAAGCCGCCGCAGATAAAAAAGCTCTAGATGCTGCAAAGAAACTTGCCGCGCTAACTAAAAAAGCCGAAATGGACAAACTAGCACTTAAAAAAGCAGGTAGTGTATTTGACCTTGCACAAATTCAAATTCAAGCCGCATTAAAATACGGCATTGATAATGAAACCCGTTTGCGTTTGTTGCTGCAAAAGGCGTTGCTAGATGAGGATGTTGCCGCAGCTGCAAAACTCCAAGCCGCGTTAATCGCCAATGAAGCCAAGACCAAAGAGTTAGCAAACCTGTTGGCTACCTTGCCAAAGGCTGATGATCCGTTTGCAGACTGGCCTGCCATCATTGCCAGAATAAATGGCCTGCTAAAGGATTTGAAAATACCCGGCAGCGCAACGGCATTACTAGCGGCGCAAGGATTAACCTACAATGCTGACACTGGCAAAGTAACTGACACCCCAACCGTATCAAAACCAATTGTTGTGCCTGTAAGTACATCAACAAATGGCACAACTACAGCTACTACCGCAGCCGTAAAAACTCCCGAAGTCGTAGAGGCCGCCGTTGCAGTTTGGAGCGCAGCCCTTGATGCAATAGCAGCAGGCGGCGATTCAGGCTTTGCAGGCGCAGCGCGCAGGGCTGGTTATGTGCCAGACCCACCAGTGGTGAATGTAACGGTCAATGCGGGCGTTGTCGGCAGCGAGCAAGTGATTGCTGATGCAGTGCAAACCGTTATTCAAAACCTTGGACGGTACGGCACATCATTACAATACGCGGGAGCCATTGCGATATGACCGCCCCAACCGTACAGGCCTACATAAATTTTTCAACTGGCCCAAGTTTTTCACAATCAATGATTTTAGATGTTGGCATACTTGGTACAAATGTCCTTGCCGATGCAGCAGTAATCATTGTGGATGTATCCGACCAAATCAATGCAATCTCAATACAGCGCGGGCGCAATGCGCAGGCTGACCAATTCCAAGCAGGCACATTATCGCTGCGCATCCTTGACCAAAATGGCGATTTTAACCCGCAGAATGTCAGCGGCCCTTATTACAATTTGCTGCAACCAATGGTTAAAGTGCAGATTACTGCCACCAGTCTTGGTGTCACTTATCCATTATTTTCTGGATTTATCACAAATTACCTGACTACTCAGCCAAACAATTCTGTTGATACTTTGAACTACACAACTATCCAAGCCGTTGATGCCATGCGCCTAGTACAAATGGCACAAATAACTACCGTTGCAGGCAGTAGCGCGGGCGATTTAACTTCAACCCGCGTTAGCCAAATCCTTGACCAAATCTCATGGCCTACAAGTATGCGCTCAATTGAAACTGGATTGAGTACGGTGCAGGCCAATCCCAACACTGCTACAACCGCGCTATCAGCTGCGCAAAAGTGCGAGCTAGTAGAATTTGGCGCGTTTTATGTTGATGCATCTGGCAGCTTTGTATTCAAAAACCGCACAACAACATCAACATCGGTATCGGGTACGCCCCGAGTGTTCAATGATAATGGGACAAATTTGCATTACTTTAATGCCGATTGGGTGCTCAATGATGTGCTGGTGTACAACCAAGCAAGTGTGACCCCGACAGGCGGCACAGCGCAGGTAGTAGTCAATGCAGCTAGTGTCACAAAGTATTTTGCGCATTCCTACAATCAAACCGCAACTATGTTTTCTAGTGATGCCGATGCTTTGCAGTATGCGCAGGCTTACATTGCCAGCCGCGCAGAAACTTCAATCCGATGCGATGCGCTAATTCTTGACCTGTACTACCCCGATGCTGCAATGGTGCTGGCAGCCCTTGAGTTAGATTTCTTTGATCCCGTAACGGTCAGCACCACCCAACCGGGCGGGTCAATTCTTACCAAAACCCTGCAAGTTTTTGGCGTTAATTACCAGATTAGCCCAAATTCTTGGCGGCAAGTCTTTACGACACTCGAGCCCATACTGGATTCGTTTATACTAAACTCAACTTTGTACGGAATTTTAGACACATCCGTATTGAGTTATTAGGGAGATAAAATGACCGCAAACGCTGGTTATCATCTATTTAACACTGGCGATGTATTGACTGCTGCGCAGGTTCAATACAATCTCCAAAATCAAACCATTATGTATTTTGCCACATCAGCAGCTCGCACTGCTGCACTTAGCGGTGTAGTGGTAGAAGGCATGTTTTCGTACCTAGCCGATACCAACTCAACCGAGTATTACGATGGCGCGGCGTGGCAATCAATAGCAAACCCGGGCGATATAACAGGCATAACAACAGGTGGCACTTCGGGTTTGACCGGTGGCGTAACTTCGGGAACCGCTGATTTGAAACTTGCAGTAACCACAAATGGCGATTTACTTTACGGCACTGGTTCAGGAACCGTTGCGCGCCTTGGCATTGGCTCATCCGCGCAGGTATTAAGTGTCAGCGGTGGAATACCCGCATGGAGTACACCGTCGAGCGGCGGCATGACTTTAATTTCAACTGTAGTGCCAAGTGCATCAACTGGATTTTCTTTTAGTTCTATCTCAGGTTCATACAAACATCTTTTGATGACTTGGGATGGAATTCTACATTCCAATAACTCAACGGCTTTCGATGTTCGCTTAAATGCTAATTCTGGAGCAAATTACAATTCAATGGTTTATTACGGTGCGAACACAACATTGACCCAAGCCAATGCGGGTGGTGCTAGTTCATACAATCCAACTGTGCCGGTATTTGGCAAGAATGTGGCAAACGCTGGATTTAACAATACAAACAGCGGTTACCTCTGGCTTTACGATTATGCAAACACTTCCTACGCAAAACAATGTTCTGGCGCGTGGATGTTTTACGATTCAAGCGGTGCAGCACACACTCAAATTTGGAACAGTCAAATGACATTTGACATATTAACCGCAATCAGCTCAATAGATATCACTCGCTTATCGGGTACTGGCACAATGACAATAACCACAAACGGATCAGTCAAGTTATGGGGTATGGCGTAATGAAAACAATCATAAACTGCGAAACAGGCGAAGTGACCGAGAGAGAATTAAACGCCGATGAAGTAAGACAACAAGCAACAGACGAGAAAGAATACGCCAAAGCACAAAAGGTTGAAGCCGACAAATTAGCCGCTAAGCAATCAGCGCAAGCAAAATTGGCTGCGTTGGGATTAACTGCAGATGAAGTGGCCGCCATCGTTGGTAACTAGCCAAAACGGGTGGCCAGCATCCAAAGACCCACATGAGATAGGCGTGAAGCAATACGCCATCGCCGATTCGGGCGTTAAATTACGATGCGCGGAAAAGGTTGCGCCATTACTGGTTGCATTTGCTTCCCAATTCCATGAGCACATTGAAGCAATAGATGATGGAAATGATGATTGGGGTTACTGTTACCGCGAAATCAGGGGAAGCCAGACAGTGCTCAGCAATCATTCAAGCGGTACGGCAATTGACCTTAACGCGACAAAGCACCCATTGGGCGCGGCTGGTACTTTCACGCAATTGCAGGTCACATTGATCCAAGCGTTATGCAAAAAGTATGGCATCCGATGGGGTGGAGATTACAAAGGCAGAAAAGATGAGATGCACTTCGAGATTTCACTCGATGCGGAGAAGGTCGCTGCATTGATTGAAAAATTGGGCCTATCAACTAAGAAGGAGAAAACCAATGCACAAATCAATTGAGGCATTAAAAAAGCCTGCGATGTCGTGGCTTCGGGCTTCGCTCGCTGCTGTCGCAGCTTTGTATATGTCTGGGATAACAGACCCAAAGATTTTGGCCAATGCCGCCATTGCCGGGTTTATTGGGCCAGTGTTAAAGGCCTTAGATGTACCCGCAATTGCTGGCAAAGCAAAAAAGTAAAATAGCCGCATGGATAGGGTCAGCTTTATTTGCGTTGGCCCTATCTGGGTGCGGTTATGATGGACAAACCAGATACGCCTGCCAAGAGTATAAAAACTGGTACAAACCAAAGTGCCAAAAACCCCAATGCATCCCGACTGGAACATGCACTGCAGACATCCTTGGCCAGACACCACCACCGCGCAGCGGCAAGGCTTGACCCGCAGGATGTCCATGCGCGGCTTATTCTCATTATAGGTAGCACCCTTGCCCTAGTCTTTTTAATAGTCAGCGTGGGAGTCACCTATGCCCTTATTTTTGTGACTCAACCGATTGGGGGGCAAGCCCCAAATGATGCAGCTTTCATTGATTTGCTTAAAACTTTGGCCATCTTTTTAACAGGTTCACTTGGCGGGGTACTAGCAGGCAATGGCCTCAAAGCCAAAGAAAAGAAAATTGACACACCGCACAGGGATTGACACACAAAAGGGACAATGCGCTATTATCGCGTAATGCGCCAAATGGCGTATATCAGCGAAAGGGCCTCAAATGTCAGCTACAAAAAATGAATTGTACAGAATAGAACAAGGCATCAAATTAGCAGGCGAGAATTTACTTGCTGCATACGCATCCGGCGAACCTGAGTTAATGCAAGCAGTTTTAATTAACACGCTTTCTGCATTGCCAAGTTACCTAGATGCTTTGCAAGGTAGCAATGCGTAGTTTTAAGGGCTTACTAACTACCGAGGATGCAGCTTGGGTGTTAGGGGTCGCAGGATCAACAGTGCGCAAGCTAGTACGCGAAGGCAAATTGCCACACAAAACCACATTTGGCGGCCATTACCGTTTTGAGTTAGCAGTGGTTGAAGCATTTGCAGCAGAACGCGAGGCCAAATGATGTATCAATTACTTGCACAAATACCACAACCAATTTGGGTTGTTATCTTGTTTGCTTTAATGACCTTGCCAGTTTATGTGGCTTACACCGTAGGCAATGAACGCGGATTAGATGACGGTTTTAGGGCTGGCCATGATTTAGGCAAGCGCAATGTTGAGGTCAAACATGACAAGTAGAGCCCATGCCCGGGCAACTGATCCATGGACTTCACACAGCGCAGCCGATTCAATCGCCGATGTCACACCGTTGCAGTACCGTTTATTGCAATGTTTTGATGTGGAGATGGCAATGACCGATGAGGAACTAGTCAAGGTTTATGCTCGTACTTGGGGCAATATCTGGCCTGCAACAGATTCATCCATCCGCAGCCGCCGCAGCGAGCTAGTAGGCATGGGGCAATTGCTACCCACCCATGAAACACGCAAAACACGCGCTGGCAACAGGTCAATTGTTTGGACTCGAAACATGGTGCTGTTATGAGCTTCAATTTGGCTGATTACACTACTGTTGCAGAGCGCATAAAACTATTCTGGGAAAAGTACCCAGACGGCGCAGTGCGCACAATGGCTTTGCCTAGTGATGCCAATGTATTTGTGATGCGTTGCGAGTTATATCGAAATGTTACAGATACCGTGCCATTTAGCACTGGCCATGCCAGAGAGGTTGCAGCTGATAGGGGTGTCAATCGTGACTTCCCACTAGAAAATTGCGAAACATCATCAATTGGAATTGCTTGCAAAAATGCTGGAATTGGCACAGATAAA